TTTTCCACATTCACATGGTTCTCCAGCGAAATCCGGCTGCGCTTCAGCTCCTTGATGGCTGTCTGCAAGTCCTGCGGAACAGTCAGTCCACCGTCGGCGTCTGTGCCCTCGGCCATTTTGTTCACGATCTGCTTTTCCTGATCGGTCATGTAGTCCTCCGGGGTGCCGCCCTTACGCTTGGCGTCAAACTGTGCCTTGATCAGTGCGGCAAATGCGCTTCTGCACTGCTTCGGCGTGAATTCCTGCTGATCAATGACCTGGTGCTGTTGTGCGCCGGCATTGTCATACTTTGCGTCCATTACATCAGCCAGCAGATCGAATTTCTGCTGCAACTGCTGCAATTCGTCTTTTGCGGCCTGGGCCTCGGTCAACTTGCCGGCCTCGGCCAGGTCCTGCACTTCCTGCTTTTTAGCGTTAATGCTGTCCAGCATGGCTCTGAGCTTTTTGTTCATGTTTTTTCCTCCTAAAAAATTTTTTATTTTGTTCCATAAAGGTACAAATCCGCCAGGATTTTGTCCTTTTTGGCGTCTTTTTGGGTGTCAGTGTTGACACCGGGCGGCAGGCGTGTGTACCTGTCGTAGAATGTGCTCGCACAGGCCACCATCGGCTCTGCGTTCTCCACCTCGAAGTTGAACACTTCGGCGATATTCTGCGAAGTCAGCCAAGTTTCTGCCGTCATAAGGTTGGCAAGCGCTTCTCTGTCCACTTTATCGGACATTTTTGTTCTGTACAGTTCCAGAATACAGTCCTTTGCAATGTTCAGCTGCTCAATTACCGCCGCAAAGTCAGAAGCATTGCCCCAACAGCCCGTCATCGGGTCGTGGATCATCACCTGGGCACCTGTGCGAATGACCACCCGGTCGCAGGCACACAGAATGACGGAGGCAATGCTGGCGGCAATACCGTCCACATATCCGACGGTCTCTCCTGCGTGTGCTTTGATGATATTGGCAATGGCAATCCCGGCGAACACATCGCCGCCGCCGGAGTTGAAGTGAACTTCAACCGGCTTGTCCGGCTCAATCTGGTTGAAGAAGTCGGCGACTTGCTGGGGGCACTTGTCGTTGACGAACTCGCCGCCATATCCGCTGTAGTCGTACATGCAAATATCGCCGTAGAAGTTCAGCACAGCTCTGTCCGCCTCATCACAGAGGGCACAGTAGCCGACTTTTTCCCGCTTGTTGCTCACACGGTTAAAGCGCTCAAAATTCAATACCTTGTTCATACGATCCTCCTTTCCGTCAGTCTGTGTTGTTGGCGCCGTACTGGTCGCCAACTCTATCAAGCGGAATGTAGGTTCCGTTGACAATGGGGTTGTCTCCGCCCTGTACCGGCGGATTGTCTTCCAGTTCTCTGCACTCGTTGATGGTGGCAATGCCCTTGTCCACCTTTTGTGCAAAGATCTCCGTCTGTGTTTTGCTGTCGGTCCGCAGTAGCACCTTGTCGTTGAATTTGTAGTAAAAGCCCGCTGCCCGCTGCGGATCAGTTAGACATTTATAGTTCAGTTCCTGCTCAATCTGCGAGATGGGGAACAGCATTGTCTCAGTCAGAAATGCCAACTGCTGCTGTTCGCTGTTGGCGTAGCTGCTTTTTGAATAGTCGTTGATCTGCGTTGGCTTAATTCCAAATGCTGCCGCCAGTTGCAGGGCACCATACTGTTTCAGCTCCAAAAACTGGGCGTCTGACAGCTTGAAGTCAATCGGTTCAAGTTTGAAGCCCGGCGGTACCGGGATAATGCGCCCGGCGTTGCTGGCACCGGCACCGAACTCTTCAAACTGCGCAATCAGTTTTCTTTTTGCGCCATCGCTTAACTCGCCTGTATAATTCAGCACAGCCTTTCCAGTCATACCGTTCTTGAACAGCTTGTTTTGGTATTCCTGTGCAGCAATTTGGCCGTCTACGGTGGACCGCAGCAGCTCCAATACAGAGGCCCCACGGTACCCATCGAATGTAAAGAAATTCTTAAAGTGCAGCACGGTGTCCGGGTCAAAGATATAGCTGTGCCCGGTGTAGCGGTCTTGGTACCAGTAGTACAGCCCACCGTCCGTCCCGAAGATACCGGCGTCGTCCACAAGCAGATTGACTTGGTTTGATGGCATGATCCACAGGCCCTTGGCCTTTACGGAGCCGCCATACTTCTGCCGGGTAAAATCTTGCTGCACCCACACATAGGCGTTGCCGTAGTGGTCCAGGTTGGCCGACACGCTGCTCCAGAATGTGGCTGGAGTCATATATGGGTTGGGCCGCTCTGTCAGCAGCACCGCCATATCGTCCTTTTTTGCCGTTTCGATTTTGCCCTCTGACTTCTGATAAAACTTCAAAGGCATTGACCCCAAGGTCTCTGCCTTTTTCTTCAGGCAGATGTAATAGGTCACATCGTTTTGCGGACGCTTACCGGTTGTTTGAATGCCCAAGAACTCCATCAGGCTTTCGTCCCCCGGCGAAGTGCTGGGCTGTACAAAGGCGTTGCGTACTGCCGTTGCGTTTCTCCGTAAATTATCAAAAAATGGCATTTTATCTCGCTCCCATCAGTGAAAGATATTCTTCTACTACATCATCCAAATTGACCGCCTGCTCCTCCTGCATTGCCATTAGCCAAGCGTCGATCAATGCGTCTACCGGGTCGATACGGTCCGTCTTGACTTTCTTGTCGATCTTGACCTCGCCATAGGAGTTGCCCACCGTCTTGGCGGACAGCATGGAGCGGGTCAAAAGGGCGTCGTCGCCGTTATACTCCACATGCCCTGCCTTGATCTCCAGCCGCAGGTCCTCCGTAGGCGTTGACAGCACCCGGTGCGTTTGCGTTACAGACAAGCAGGGGGCGATCTCCTCCAGGTCTGCCAGAAATGCAGAGGCGTTGTGCGGGTCATAACATATAACCTGTAGATCCAAATTGTAGTCAACGATTAGTTCCTTTAGGTAATTGAGAATGTAGCGGTAGTCGGTTTTTACGCCGCCCATGGTCTCCGTTACCGTGATCAGACCTTGCCGCACCCACACATCGTATGGAGCGTCGTCCGACTGTATATGTTCTTCCAGCCGCCTGGACGGCATAAAGCTGTGGCTGAACACAAAGTACCGCTTTTCTCCGTCCACATAGTAGGGGACAACGATACTTAGACTGGTCAGATCGCCGCCGGAGGACAGGTCCAAACCGGCGTAAGCCTTGGAACCGATAAAGTCCTTTAAGGTGCGCTCTGACGCGCCTGCCGTCCATTCTTCGGCGTTTTCAATGTAGTTGTTGCCCGCTGCTTGGATCCAGCAGTTCAGCTGCTTTACAACAAAATCACGGAGAGTGTCTCCGCCCTCCCGCCTGGCCTCGTTAGCTGTGGCGATCATATTACCCAGCAGATCCGGCCTGTCTCGCAGCAGGGGATTGGACTTTAGCCAGTTGGTTGGTTCAAAATAATCGTCTCCCTGGTCCATTTCTGCAATGAAAACAAATCGTGTTGGATTATCGAAAGTGCCGTCTAAGATACTGCAACAGGTCTCGTACATCTTGTGGCAAGGATATTTGAGGTTGAAGCCGGCGGTAGTGATAACGCTGATCAGGCAGGAGTGCATAAACTTTGTGCCGCCCTCCAGCAGTTTATAAACCTGGTTGTTTTTGTGGGCGTGGTATTCGTCAACGATCCCCAGGTACGGCCGGAAACCGTCTATTCGCTTGGTGTCACCGGATAGCGCTCGTATGCGGCTGCCGGTCAGCTTGCAATCTATAGTTGAGTTGTGCTCGTGCACATTGAATAGGGCCTCCATGTCGTGGTCGCTGCGGATGAACTTTACCACTTCGTTGAATACGATCTTGGCCTGGTCTGTTTTGGTGGCTGCGCAGTATATTTGCGCATATTTGTATTTGGTGAAGTTTCCGTAGAATGTGGCCAGGATCCCATTGAGTATGCTTTTGCCCTGCTGCCGGGCCAGTTGGATATATGAGGTTCGGTACCGGCGGTGATTGCCGTCTTTGGTGCGCCAGCCGTGCAGGCTTCCAAGGATAAACGCCTGGAAGTCAGCGCAGACGAACGGCGTCTCTTCGTCACCCTCGGCAATGGTCAGCTTCTCGGCAAAGTTGATCAGGATTTGCGCTTGGCGCGGATCGAAGTAATAGGCGAATGGCGCCAGGTCACTTTTTTTCAGGTCATCTAAATGGCGCTGGCAGGCTTGAATTTCTCTTTTTCCGACACCTGCCACTTGCCCGCTGCATACCCGCTTGGCGTAGTCTGTCGTGCGATCAATCGGCAACATCATCACCGACCAGGAATTTGTTGACCGGTTCTTCCTTCTTTTTTGGCGCCACCAGTCCAAAGCGGGCGCTCATTGTCAGCCCAAAGTCGGCAGCGCCCTGTCGGCACTGCTGCCATAATCTGCTGCGGGCAATTTGCAGATTCTCGTATGTAGAGTTGTATGCCAGCGTAACGGTGCCGTCCGGTCGTTTAACTTCTTTCATCATCTGTGTTTTCGTTAGTTGTTTGGTGATTTCCAAGAAGTCACGCTCTACCACGACCAGCCGGAACAGCGCCTGGCTGTCCAGGTTGCTGACGGTGTTCTTTCCAAGCCGCAGCAGTTCTGCCACGATTTCATCGAAACGCTGTTTATACTTCCTGGGCGCGCCTTTTGGGTACTCAATATGATCCGCCGGAGCGACCAGTTCCCCCTGCCTGCGCTCTTCGATCTCAGCCTTAGTAAAGTGCTTCTTGCCTTTTGCGATAACGGCGTCTGTTGACTGCCTTTTTCCGGCCATTCCGGTCACTCCTTTCCGTAATACTTCAAAAATAATCTATCTTCAGGTCTGTAAGCCTTTGATCCTTCGTGGGGAGTTTTCTCCGTAAGAAAGAGTGGGCGCGACTATCCTCGGGGTGCCCCAAACTTCCCTCGCACCCCCCTCTGCTCCGCCTCGAACCGCTCCAGCAGGCGCCGTAAAAGCTGCTGCGTTTGCTTTTTTTCAGCGATAGAAGAGTCATACAGCGCCTCAATCTTGTTGTGGTTGGCGTTGGTGAGAGGGAAAAGGTTGCGCTGCTCGCAGCGTTTGCTCCAGTCCTCGCTCAATGGCACGATATGGTGGACCATCTCGGCGTATTGGATCACGCCATCCACATATAGTGCATACAGATCCAGTCCTCCGGCGTGTTGCAAGCGGAGCGCTCTTGCTTTGCGCCATTCGGCGCTTGTATAGAACGCATACGCTCTCTTGTTTCTGCGGGTTGCGTTATATTCCTTATGCCTGTCTGCTGCGTGCTGTGCACACTCCGGACACATCTCCAGTGCCTGCGGAATGATCTTGCCGCAGCGGCACATTTTAAGCAGCGCCATTTCAATGCCCTCCCTTACCTTCCATTGTAGCGTCTGGCTTGCTCTCGCACCATACAAGAAAAAAACAAGAAAAAAACAAGAAAAAAACAAGAAAAAAACAAAGAAAATACAAAGAAAAAACAAGGAAAATACAAAGGAAGTGCGAAAATAAGGCAAAGAAAAGAGGGTGGATACCCACCCCCCCTAAGACTTAACGCAACGCCTGCACTCCATATAAATACACGGCCAGTCGCTTGATGACTTGATTGATCCAGTTATGTGGTGTGTTCTCGTGCGCGCCTAAACGCTCCGCGATCTGTTCGTAAGTCTTGCCCTCGATGTACTTTAACTTGAAAGCCACCATCTTCTGATCTTCGCCGACCGCCGCATAGTCCTGCGAGATCTGTTCCAGCGCTGCGTCTATCCGGCTTAGCAGGCGGCGCGTGTCCTCTTGACCCTCCAGGTCCTCCGGCTGCACCTGCGAGTCTACATAGGCCTGCATGGCTCTGTAGTTGGCCATCAGTGCTTTGGTTTTCTTGACCGCTTCGTTTTTCTTTTTGTGCGCCATTTTTCCCTCCTCTCACCCAGCGTCTGCTTAGCCGTGATGACCAGCAGACTCAGTGCAAACAGTATTGCCCCTGCCACCACTGCCGTGGCGGCTAACAGCAGCAAGTGGATCAGCAGACGGAACAGCAGCAAATTAGCCACGGCCAGGTACTCAGCCATTCCGGTCACCGTCCTTGATCTGTTTGGCTTTGCCAACCGTGATCAGCAGCGCCGGTACATCTCCTCCGAAAACGAACTTGAACCCTTGGATCTGGTGGCGCCACATTGCGGCACCTCGCATTTGAACAACACCGAGCTGAACTTCTGCTCCCGGCTCAAACTGGGCAAGGTAGCCTTGCAGGTCTGCCACCTTGAGCGTTTCTGTTCTTTTCTTATTCCACAGGTGCTTTCTAATCATTTTCATGCTTGTCGCTCCTCATCGTATGCTATTTCCGTACAGTACCTTGCCAGTTCATCATGAAGCGACTGTGGAATTTGCGTTGACAGTTCTATGATCTGTGTCTTTGGCTTACAGTTGGCGCACCACGCTTTCATGTTGCCAGTGTTTATTCCCATTAGTGCGTATGGACCGTAAATGGTCATGCGGTGCCAACACACATCACGGTGGTAACATTGCTCGCAGGTCATTGTGCCACCTCCAAATTCCGTGCAGTCGACTGCAAAACCTGAATGACAGCAGCAGAGAGCTTGGCGCCGGTGGCCGGATCCTTGGCATTGATCTTGCCGATCAGCTCCTGTACCTTTGCGGCAGTTTGTTGCAGCTCGGTAAAGTACACCCGGCAGGCGGCCACATCCGTGTCTGCGCCCGCTGCCTTGGCTTGCCGAACAGCGGCGTCCAATTTGGTGGCGCTGCTGTCCAACTGCCTTTTTAGGTCTGCCTTTTCCTGTTCCAGCTTTTCTAAAGCGGCTTTGGTTTTCTTCTCGGCGTCTGCCTTTGCCGTTGCCAACTTAGCTTTGTATTCCTTGGCAGCTTCCTTTTCAGCCTCCTGGTCGATCTTATCAATGGCTTTTTGGATTTTCTCGGTCATTTCAGCGTTACCTCCTTGATCTGCGCCAGCGCGCAACGCTGGCAGTGCTCGTCCAGTTCCGGCTTGTCCAGGCCGCACCGGTTATTGATTGAGCCATAGATACACACATCTCGGCATATCGTCGCCAAGATTGCAATAGTAGTTTTTTCGTTCTCATTCTTCATTGTTGCGCTCCTCAAAGGCCATACCGGCCACGGTGCCCAGGTTGATCAGATCCCGGCATACAGCTTCTGCTTTGGACAGATCCATTGTGCTGATCACGCCCTGCACGATCAGGCCGGACTTAACTACCACCAGGTCCCCGCGCTTGTACAGGTAATATCCCTCTTCTTCCTTTTCGATAGGTTGCAACGCTCTTCTGTTGATGAATGTCATGCCCGCACCTACAATCAGCGGTTGCCATACAGCGCCTGCGGCTACAATGCAGGTGTCCAGCGGGGCGGCATATTCTTCATTGGGGCATTGGTCTGCCAGCGGCAGATCCGCTTTCGGCATTCTTGTCATGATCACGCTGTCATCCTCTGCCAAGTCAGCGACCATGCGCAGCGTCTCCGGCGTGTATTCAGGGTGGCCGTACAGGATGTAACCGCAGCTGCCATTACTGAGCATTTGCTCGCCGTCAGGCAGGTCA